TTGTGTGTAAAATCGAGGGCTACTCGAAGTGTTCCAATACGCGCATTATGCGCCGCCTATATATTAGGCTAAGTCATCGCTATTACCCCCGCGATGACGAATATATATTATGTGTACGTTATTCATTGAATTAATTATAGTATTTGTAACATTAATAAATACAAGTAATAATTATATAATAAACAACCATTTAATAATTTTAAAATCAAAACAGTAATAGACCTATCAACAAGGCGGATAGTCAGCCTTAAGCGAATCATCACTATTCCACTTATAGCTCACCAAAAGAATTGCCTATTTTTAAATCCTTTCCCAGGTCGATCGGCCCCTCGCCTGATGTAACATATTTCGTGTTGAATTATTTCTTAATCGCTCCGCTAGTTACACTTTAGACGATAGATCCATATGTACTATCAGCCTTGTCTATCAAGGCATTTAACTTCAACTATTCCTCTTTACCATACTACAATATGGATCTATCAGCATTTAGCAATGCCGCTGCGCACATCAAGGTAGCCGGCGCCACGTTAGGTGTCTATAAATCGACGGTTTATATCAACGTGCTATCCGGATGAAATTCCATAATAGCTGTCACCTCATATTCTAGAACCACTACTCCGGGCTTGGCTCCTTAAACATTTATACCTATATACGGCATGTAGGTATCGTCGTATCGACCCTGATTTATAATGGAATTATTATAAACATCACGTAATCCCGTATCTCCTAGTGGATTCAATGAAATCATGCACCCATTAATAGCAGACATAGCCACGCTATATGAATTGGGCAGCGCCGTCAGTCCGTTCGTGCCACACGCGTTAGTCGCCGATCCCGTGATTGCTGTGTAATTTGAGGGATCATCGCACATTCCCACCGTAACTATCCCGGTCGTGTCTAGAGGACTTGTCAGGACGTTAAATTTAATATTGAAACCTGTAACACAATACGTCATAATGTTAGCTGCGAAACTCGTGAACGGTGAGATCCCATATGATGATACCCCGACTGTGGTACCTGTCGCGAAATCACTAGAATCATTGTTATTAAAATTAATCAATCGTAGATCCGGATCACTATTTATTCCCGAATTCATAAGGCCTTACAATAGAGCATACGGCCGGAACGCAAGCATATATTTTCCAGTGGCGCTCGTTGCTAATGGTGTTGAAGCATATGTTACTGGTGGCCCTAAAGATGTCGGGTATGTTGCGTTGGTAATTAAAAATTTCCTATGTAACAACGCCGTTGGATTAGAAACCAATTATTTCGGTATACGTGTCCCCTTCGTCAAATAAGGCAATAACAAGGTTTTCAAAGCTTCCTTATCGACTGTCTCTACCGAAGGTATATCGTGGCGGTCTGGTGTCTAATACTACGTCGCAAATTTGGGCATCATCAATTCTTAATAATTACTCAGCTCAGCAGGGGTATGATCAAATATATCAAACCCCGTATAATCCTTCACCGTACGTGATATCGGGGTAACATATGTTTTATATAAATCAGTTGTCTTTGCAGCATCCCACAATTTCTTAGCAATGGTGGGTCCATATGTTAATGCTAGATTCTTAACCATAGGTCCCAAAACACTCCACAGGCTGTCCCCTAACGCAGATGCGAGCATCGTGCATTATTCGCTACTACCCGCATCATCGAATTTCGCGTCCAGTGCTTAAATAGTTTTTAATCCTAATGCTTTCAACAAATCCGCGTGTCGGCCTCTACCTCTAACCGCCTTCACCATATCCTAAACGAGTTGTTACGCACCTTAGTCCGCTCGCACTTCTGCATAGGAGGGATCCTTACTAAAGCGTTTAACCATATCAGCATTCAATTATTTACCGGCGGCTATCACATTGTTTAATCTTGCTCTACGCTTCCCTATCTTAGACTTTTACATAACATCCTTAACATCCATTATACTTAAATGGAACGTGTATGATACAATATTATTTTTAATTTAAATTTATGGAGATTTATTTATTTTTCGTGTGACCTTTCTCGAGCCTACTTATATGTCGGCTCCCGGCTATACATCGATCTTAGTAAAATCACTATATTACTCATCGATGTTAGCATATTCCGTCATATGCGTGTTAGCAAAACTCCTATATATATCGTAATACGTATAGTCTAATACATCTTCATTTAAATGGGATGCTAAAGCGTAAGGGTTGGTAAATTCTAACCACAAGTCGTTCTTTATGTGTGGTAAATTCTGTTCCCTATATCTTATATACTCCAGTAGGTAAGGATGCGCTTATACAGCTTACTTCAACTAACAAGTAATCCCGTAATTGAACATAGCTGCTACAAATTTGCGGGTCAAGGCCACGGTCCAATTCCCACCGATGAGTACCCTGCTTATTTATCTCACGATGAATATATGCATTAGGGTGACATAGCCCGTCTTTGACAAGAAGCTAATAATATGCTTACTAATATTAAGTTGCTTCACCGTGTAACCAATCCCGAAGGGTATGGGATTATCGGCCGATCTTACTAGATTATGCATAGCCTATTTGAATTTCGGTATATCCGCTGCTTGCATTATAATCAAGAAGTCGTCGCCGGCGACAAAAGGTCGGAAATTCGCTGGCTTTATACCTGCTACTATGCGAATAAAATGTAGCATTCACAGGACCCTAAGCCCATTTCCGAATGTGGTATGCAACGGATGGCCGCTTTTTACGGTCGCTTCAAGCTTGCCCTTCATCATTGGTATACGGGTCCCGTGGTACTTGATTGTGAAGTCTAAATCTAGGGTGGTGGCACTCTTCCAAATAGCATCAGAAAGCCAATAATCTAACCCTAGCTTAGAGAATACGGTCGAATGGAATAACTTTAAGAAGATAAAGTCAATACATTGAAACCATAACCTGCGCATCGCCGAGTCATGTTACCATCCGTCCCCATCAACGATCACGGCATCACATACGCTCCTATAAGCCTTATGTATGCGCCGTTGGAGCTTGCTGTTGGTAAGTCCAGATGCTACGGATTTATTCGTTTTCAATAGTTGTAACATATTATATGCATAGGATCCAGTAAATACCTTTGTACAGTCATCCGGATTAGCGATATTTCTCGACTTCACATCATCCACAGACGGGCAATACTACTCCTCATGCCTCTTAACGACGAAGTCAAACCGGGTTTTCCAATGCCTTTCGTGCGCGATCGCTTCTTGATAAATACGTACATATCGCGCACGTTTAGCTCCTTGGAACCTGTTACAATACTCTTCCGTCGTAATGAACTTGGCTTCCAAAGGACGTATTTCCGATATGATCCAATCTAGCGCAGCTTCTCTCTCTCTCGTAAGCCGGTCCCACGTGTCATCATTATGGGTCACATGTGTGCCTCCGTGCCGTGAGAGTATAGCCTAAGCTGTAGACTAATCGATTAGCTTACCCTAGTCTACATACTTTGGCTAGCCCTTCTTACACGTCTTCACGCCCGGATTATAGATAATCTATGGCTCTTACTAATATTGAGGTATGGCCAATTACCGAACAAAATCTAGAACGTGTATACGTTGCCCATCTCTCCCGAAGTATTGCATTTTCGTAAAACTAGTATTCAGTATGGGATTTAACCGATTATTACCATAAGGGACCTATAGGTCGGCATAATCCAAGGCCTCTGCGCCTATAACACCCCCGGCTTTCGGGAAAGATTTGTGCTTTCCTCCTACTTAGACCTCACCCGCCAATTTCAAATCCTAGAGTATACCTAATATACTCGTATGAGTACGTTGCCTGGGAAAAGCCCCATTTACACGCCATATGGAAAATTGCCGTTACGCCGCCGAAGGTACTTCTGCCGTTCGCAACCGTTAAATACCTAACAATTCTTGTATCTTCGCGATAATCGGTCTATACCCGGCCCAAGTAGTGGGTCTTAACTCACAGTCCCCAGCAACGGATGGCTTACATCCGGTTATATATGGAAAGGGTAATCCCAGACATATCCACAAAAATATACCTTGCAATACCCAATCCCCAACTGTCGAATGGCGTTTACCACTGCGCCTACCCCCTACTTATACGGGCTTATCGTAATACGAGTATGGTATAACTCCTGTTAACAACCCACCAAAAGACGCATGTACCTGCGGACTGTGTGAAGCTTTCAACAGGTCCATTTAACGCGTGTGTTGTATATGCCACCAATTATACCTAAATAATATTACAAGTGGCACCGCGACACAGACAGCCGTGCTCAAACAGAGTTGCTTTATAGTACGCCATAAACCTAGCCGTTGCCTAATTATGCGCAGCGCCCAAAGTACTGAAACAATATCAGGGATAATCCACATAACTGCGCATTTTACGGGATTTTATTTCATATACAATATATCCGCAGGGACCAATAACCGCATATTTTGTTCCACGGTATGCTTCGGTTACAAACCGTTCATCCGTAGTAGGCCACCAAGCAAGTCGCGTATGCCATTGGAGGCCTGGATCTGTTGGTGCTTACTAAACTAACATTACACTAACCTATCCAAACCCTATATTTACGCATCCGTGGAATCTAACTTAAGTGCTTTAACAACAGACTATACCACATACGGCTTGTACACATCTAAATTTGACGCTTTTGTGAAGGACGACGCGTTATCATAC